GTCTTTTCTTGTTTGCTCTCCGGACGCCTTTCGTCCGAATCGCCGCATATTGTTCCAAACCCGGGTTCGCCCTTTATTCGCGTCCCGTTAGAATTGCGTTCGGGACGCGGCATGCACGATTTTCCTTTCTAATTTAAGTGTTTTTTCGGGCGATAATCTCACGGCGAAATGAGTTTTTTGTTTGCGTCAAGTTAGAATTGCGTTAGACGTTAAAAACGCGGTTGACGCGCGGCTTTTTTGCCGCTTAAAGCTTTGGAAAACTCGCCGGAATATGACGTTAAAGCCAATGTTTTCGAAAATCAAAACCCGGGTGTTCGTCGGCGTATTCGCCGTGAGCGCGCTGATAACGGCGGCGGTAGCCGCGGGCGCGTACTTCATGCTCGACGGAATCTACAAGCGCAACCTGTCGAGGACGCTTGCCGACATCTCGGCCCGCATGGCACTGACGAGCTCGCCGGCCTTGGCCTTCATGTCCTTCAGCGTTGCAGGCATGGACTTGTCCAGACCCTTGCCCACACCGGGCATGATCCAGCGGCCGACCTCGTCCGCGAACTCTTTGGACGGGGAGTTGATGCCGAGGGCGTCTTTCGCGGCGTCCAGCAGACTGTTGGCCAGGTTGCTGACCTTGTTCGTCAGCCAGTTCCAGCCAGAGCTGATGCCGTTCCAGATGCCGCTGACGATGTTGCTGCCGATCTCCGCCATCTTGCTCGGCAGGCTGCTGAGCCCGTTGACGATGGAGTTGAACAGCTGGGTCGCCGCTGCGGCGCCCTTCTGGGCCAGCTGTGTGCCCCAGGTGACGACCTTCTGGGCCGCCTGGCTCAGATAGTCCCAGACCTTGCCCGGGAGCTGCTGGAGCGTGCTGGAGACCTTGCTGAGCATATTGCTCGCTGCGGTCGAAGCGTTGGAGACCATCTGCTGGCCCCAGGCGATGACCCTGTTCACCGCATTGACCAGGTGCGTCCAGATCTTGCCAGGGAGTTCCTGGATGATGCTGTTGACCTGGCTGAGCATATTGCTCATGGCCGTGGAGGCATTGCTGAGCATCTGCTGGCCCCACTCGACGAGGTCCGTCACGATCTCGGCGAAGACTTCACCGATCAGACCGGGAAGCTCGGCCAGCACGTCGATGATGGCCGCGACGATGTCCGGCACGGCCTTCGCCAGCTCGACCACGATGACTGGGATGGCTTCGATCAGGGCCCCCAGGAGCTTGACGCCAGCCTTCGCGATCTGGGGTGCTGCGGCGATCAGAGCCGTCACGGTGGCCTTGATGATCTGAGGCAGGGCGTCCACCAGCGCGTCGATGATGACAGGCAGGGCGTCCACCAGTGCCATCAGGAGCTCGATGCCGGCGTCAATGATTTGCGGGATGGCCGAGATCAGGAACTCCACGATGGAGCTGATGACCTCCGGCAGTGCTTCGATCAGTACAGGAAGCGCCGCAAGGATGCCCTGAGCCAGACCGAGGATCAGCTCCAGCGCGCAGTCGAGGATTGCGGGCAGTTGGTCCAGGAGTGAGGTCACAACGTAGCTGATCAGCTCGATCAGCGCAGGCAGAAGCGACGGCAGCATGGAGCTGATGCCATTCACGATGCCGGTGAAAATTGTGACAAGAGTGTCCAGGAGAGAGCCCAGTCCGTCGCCTTCGATGAAGCCCGTGATCATCTGGACGACCTTGTCAGCTGTTCCGGCGAAGTCGAAGTCCAGGACCGCGTCCTGGAGCTGCTTCAGGACGCTCTGGCCTGCTGAGAGCACGGCCGGAACGATGGCAGCCACCAGACCCGGGATCTGTGCAATAATAGCGCTGCCGAGCGCTGGAAGCGTCTCAGCGAAGCGCGGAATGATTTCGGCGAGGTTCTTGACGATATTGTCCGCTGCCGTGGCGAAGGCGTCCGCCAGCTGGTCCGCGTCGCCGGATCCGTTCATGAAGTTGTCCCAGGCAGCCTTGGCCGAAGCCATGGAGCCCTCCAGCGTACTCGCGGCCTCTTTGGCCGTGGTGCCGGTGATCCCCATTTCCTCCTGGACCGCGTGGATCGCCTGGTAGACGTCGTTCAGGTTGTTAATGTCATACTTGACGCCGGTCAGCTTTTCAGCATCAGCCAGGAGGCGCTCCATCTCGGTCTTGGTGCCGCCGTAGCCGAGCTTCAGGTTGTCCAGCATCGTGTAATTTTGTTTCGCGAAGCCCTGGTAGGCGTTCTGGATCATGTCCATGGACGTCCCCATCTTGTTCGCGTTGTCGGCCATGTCGATGATGGCCATGTCGGCCACTTTGGCCGCTTCCTCGGTATTTCCGCCGAGGGACTGGAGCAGGGACGCCGAGAAGCTCGTGACCGTGCTCATGTAGTCATTGGCAGACATGCCCGCCGTCTGGTAGGCCCGATCTGCCGACGCGATGACCGCGTCAGCTGCATCGCCGAAGAGCGTCTCCACGCCTCCGACGTTCTGCTCCAGTTGCCCCACACTGTCGAGAGCTGACTTGCCGAGATTGGCCAGAGCATCAACTGCTCTGGTCATCATCTGGCCGGTGAATACGCCCAGCGCCTGCTGAGCGACGCTCGCGACCTTGCCCATGCCGGACTGTAGGCCGCCAGTGTCCAGGCTTGTATCAAATTTCAGAGTCCCGTCTGATGCCATGACCTTCTCCTCCTGTCAAAAGGACGGCAGGGTTGCCGCCGTTCATGAGTAGAGAGTTCAGGTCACTTTCAAGCTGCTGCCGGTCAGCCGACTGAGGGAGCGCATAGACGCGCTTCAGGTGCTCATAATGCTGCCGTTGCTCCTTGGACGCCTTGGCCGGGATCTTCATCGTGCGGTAGCCGATGATTTTGACCAGCTGAGTCTCTTCAGGGAGCGATCGAAAAAGCGCTCGAAACTGCCACCAGTGGAGGGGATGCCGCGCCAGATCCAGGCCGTAGGCCTGCATAAACGCGGAGTAAATATAGTCGGCGTCGTACTCGTAGGAAAAAGGCGGATCCTTGTCGCTGCTGTCCGTGGCGTCTTCTTCCGTCGTCTCAGCGGGATCCGTGCCGCAGCGATAAAACCAGATCATTTTGCTGATCGCCTCGTCGAGCACGTCGCCATCGAAGACGACGCCCGGGAAGTAGAGATCCAGCGCGGTCCTGAGTTTTTCCAGGTCATCGAGCTGGCCGTCTTGCAGGACTTCCTCGAACAGGATCCCCGTGCGGAAGTCCGTGGTGATCGGGACCAGCTGGCCCGCGATCTCGACCTCCTCAGGCAGGCCGTCGATCAGAAGGTTCAGTGTCTTTTACCCTTGCCGTGACCGTGCTGCTGGGAGACGAACTGCGCGGTCTGCATCTGCCGGGTGGCAGCCTGCTGGCGCTGGGTGTAGCAGTTGGTGAAGTCGTTGAGCGTCTTCCGCTCACTGGCAGCCCACTCGCTGACCTTCTCGATGGCCTTCAGGTGCTCCATGACGTTCATCTTGCCGTGGAAGAGCCTGTCGGCCGTCCCGGCGCCGAAAATCTCGTCAAAGCACACATTGACTACTTCACACTGGGCGCGGTAGTTGGCCGCAGCGGTCGGGAAGTTCTCGCGCTTTTTGGCCTGAGCCGTGTCGCGCATTTTGATCATGGACTGCTCGAACTTCTCCATGAAGTCCGCGTCCATCAGATCGCCTTCGAGTTTCACGTCGTTAATAATCAGTTCCATTATTCTGTTGTCCTCCTCTGGTCGGTGCTATAAAAAGAGCGCCAGCAGGCTGCACCGTTGCGCCCGCTGGTGCCTGGTCGCTCACTGCCCTCGCTGGGCCAGTAGTACGGAGCCAGTGTTTACTTGTTTACGCGACGGGGGTGTCGTACTTACCGGCGAAAGTGCCCGCCGTGAACTTCTTGCTCACGGTGTCAAACTTGCCCTGGATAGGATCGCCGACCGCGTGCAGCACGCCGGAGACGCTGATCTTTTCGCCGCCGGCGCCGGAGTTGTCGCTGACTTCATTGGCCACAGTGAACAGGCGGGCGGTGAACTCGGCAGCGGCCTCAGTGGCTTCGCCGATGGGGTTAAACAGTTCGACGCGGACGTACTTCAGCTGGGCGTCAGTGCCGGTCGCATGGTCGCGGCCCATCTTCCAGAGCTTGTAGATCGCCTTCTGGGAAGGGATCAGACGGGACTCATAGGAGAACTCCGTCTCGTAGCCGGTGATGTCGGTGGACGCGGTACTCTCGTTGATGTAGGTCTCGCTGTCGGTCTGTGCGTTGGGGCTCTCGTCCAGAGTGGTGAAGCCGGTGCCCATGAGCTCGTAGGTGCCGTCGATCTCGGCATAGTCCGCGATGGCATTGCGGAGCAGGGCAGCACGGCTCTCGTCAAAGAGCTGAAGGTTGATCTTTTTCATGTGCTTATGCCTCCTTATGATAGATGAGTTCTAACTGGATCTGGTAGCGTGCATTCCTCATGGACTCGTCGAACATATAGCCAGACGAGAGCACGCTGAGCTGTTCCGGGTGCATACCTTCTGGCAGCTCCGGAAAATTGCCGGCAGCTTCCTGAGTTTCGACCCAGTTGGCGAAGTCCTCGTAGAAGGTGCTGTTGGCGATGTTCTGGAGCCGGTCCATGCTGTAATACTCCCGGCTGCCGAAGTTGAACTGGTAGCGCCGGTCAGAGCTGCCGTCGATGTATGTCTCGATGATCGGGTTGAAGATCCCCGTCTCGATGGTGTACTCCTGCGGCTCGTCTCCCAGGGCGTCCACGCGGAACACTCCGGCATTGAGGAGAGGGCAGTCCTTGAAGAAGTCAGCGACGCCCTCGATGATTGACTTGACCATGTCGGACCTCCTTTACTTGTTGACCAGCTTCAGGATCTGCGTCCTGTGTGCGGTTTTCATTCGCTCAAACCACATACCGCCACGCCTGGAGTCGTAGCTGCGGGTCGGGCTGGTGTTGTAATACTGCCGGCGGGCGTATGGTGCGATGTACTGCACCTCGCCGGAGCCGATGACGGTGCCCAGCGTGCCGGATCGCTCCAGGGCGCCGGTGCGTTTAGGAACCATCGGAGCGCAGAGCCTGAGCACTTCACTGTCGATGATCTCCTGCTTCTTGCTGAGCATTTCGTTCATTCTCGGGGCACAGCCGGCGTTCCAGATCAGCTCGGCCTTGCCGTTCTTTCCCCGGACGATGGCGCCCCTGGGGTTAGTGATGGGTTTAAACGCCATTATTCGCCTCCGATCCGCCAGTGCTTCACGGCGGCAGAGCCTCTGATGGTGTTGTCCGCGTACTCCTTGACGTAGATCAGATGGCCGAGCGCCTCCATCTGCTTCTGATCGACCGGAGCCGTCAGCTCGGTCGCCATAGGCAGCACATAGTCGCCGGTCTGGAGCGTCCACGCCTTGGCAGCTGCATCCTCGTCCAGCTGGCGGAACTTATCCGCCGGGACATAGCTCCGGCCGTCCTGGATCTTCGCTCCCAGCGGGATCCTCAACTTGTAGGCGAGGCTCTGGGAGTGAGCTCCGTCCGTAGAGTGGCCGGAGCTCTTGTTCTCCAGGAAGGACGCGCTGCGGATGCAGGTCGGAAAGTAGACCTCGCGCCGATCAGCGCCCAGGCGTTTATTAAAGACTGTTATCGCAGTCTGCACATACATGGCGGCAGCCTCCCTTCAGGGATCGGCTCAGCCATCCGGTCGGCAGCAGGTAGACGCGGGCCGCTTCGAGGATCTTCTTGCGGAGCAGCTCCTCAGCGGTCTGGCCGTCCTGGCCCTCTGTGATGTAGGTCACGGAGTAGCCGTCGTTGGTTTCGCTTTTCACACCTGCAGCCTGGTTGCCGTTTGCGCTGGCCTGGTTGTTGTGATAATGGACGACCTCCGCCGCAGCGCAGACCGCGAGCTTCACGCGGTTGTCCTCTTTGGCGAAGATGTCCCCGTTGATATAGGTCAGGTAGCCGATGACCGCCTCCGCCTTGGCCTCGACTTTGGAGAAGTCAGCCTCGGGGATCGTGTCCCCGAAGGTCTGCTTGTAAAAATCATAGGAGACGTACATCAGGCTGCACCTCCTTTACTTAGACGCTGGTGGGGGTCAGCACGGCGAACGGGAAGCGCTTCGCTTTTTCCTTGGCCATGGCGTTGACGGGGTTCGGGATCTCCCAGCCCAGACGCATGACAGCACGAAGGGCCACCATGTCGTTCTGCATCAGGTTGTAGGCGATGGTGCCGTCAGTGTTCTGCACGACGCCCTCAGTGAACAGCTTGAAGGTGATGTCCTGGCGGATGGAGTACACCAGCTGAGAGAAGTCGCCGGAGATCATGTGGGCCTTGGTTTTGTCGAAGGCACCATTGCGAGGGAACTGGATGGCGGAGCCGTCCAGGGTATAGTTGCCGGCCTGCTGCATGGAGTTCAGGAACAGAGGACGCTCGTTGCCGTCCTTCAGGCCGCGCAGCTTAGCACGCATACCGATGTCGGCCACATGGCCGGACACGAAGTAGCCGGACTCCTCCACCTTGGAGATGATGCCGCCCTCGCCGAGCAGGTCAGTGTAGAGATCAGCAGAGATCTGCTTCACTGCGCCGGCAGTAGTAGCGGAAGGCACCAGACCCTCACGCCAGGTTGCAGGCTTGTCAGTGCCGAACAGGATGGCGGCGTCGATGACCTGGCCAAAAGCCTCCTGGATACGAGGACGGACCTCGCCCCAGATGTCGTAGTCAGCGTCGTCCAGAACTGCCTCGGGGATGGGAACGATGACCGCGATCTCCTCGGCGATGATGGTCTTCTTGTCCCATGCCTGTCTGGTGGTCTTCTTCTGACCGGTGTCGCCGTTCACGAAGTAGGCGATAGGCAGAGCATCCAGAACAGGGAGACGGGTCTGGGCTGCAGTCATATTGGCCAGACGACGGCCCATGGAGAGGACAGCGGACTGAGCGATGGCGCCCTGGATGATTTCCGCAGCACGGTCCTCGGGGATCAGAGACTCGGCGCCAGATCTGTCAATGATCTGGGCGTCGGTCTCAAAAAGCTGAAGATTAAAATACTTTTTCATGTGGTTATTCCTCCATAATTTTGTTAGTTGCGGCCCGCTTTTCTGCGGATGGCAGCGTTGATGAAGTCGTTGCTGTTCTGGTTTCCAGAGCTGCCCGCACCGGAACTTTCCGTGCCGGTCTTCACGCGGTAGGACCCGCTGCCGCTGGTAGCAAAGCGGGGGTTTTCTTTCAGGAACTTGGTGGCGGCCTTCTCGAAGTCGAGCTTGCTGTCCTCTTTCATCAGGGCCGCGATCTTGAACATGACGTAGTCAGTGTCCTCGGCGCGGACGCCCTTCTGGGCGAGAGTCTGGCTGTTCTTCATCTGAGCCAGTTCTGCGAGCGCGTCATCGCGCTCTCTCGTGATGGCGTCCACGTTGGGACGCTGCTTCTCTCGGTTGGCCTTGAAGTCCTTGATCGCCTGGTTGATTTCCTCCTCGCTCATGCCCTGCTGCTTGAAGTAGGAGCTGAGAGCGGCCTTCTCGGCGCGTTCTGCACGAGCCTGGGCGATCTCCTCGGCCTGCTGGAAGCTGTAGCCTCCGGTGCCTCCATTATTCCCGGCATTTCCCTGGCTGCCGTTGCCGTCCCCAGCGTTTCCACCCTGGCCTCCGCCAGAGCCGCCCTCGCCGCCGTTGTCAAAGAGCTGAAGGTTAAAATACTTTTTCATTGGGTCATTCCTCCGTTTTTGTAATGTGTCGTGAACATTCCCGCCGGCTCAGAGCCCGGCGTCTGCTCATAATAAAAGCGCCTCGCGGCGCTCAAATTATCGTTATTTCTCCATAGCTGTCCCGGATGCCTTCCAGGCCCAGGACATAAGTGCGGACCAGCGCCCGGCCGATCTCATTCAGATCCGGCCAGCTGATGACAGTGCTGCCCGGTCTGACGATCTCCTGGATCTCGATGCCCGCCACCTCGCGCAGCCCCTCGATCAGTGTGAGGGTCAGCGCCGAGACGCCGGCACAAATAATGTTATGCCCGGGAGACGCCCCAGGGAGCCGCTGTGCGTGCCCTGAGACGGTGATCCCGGTGTCCTTGACGTTTATCCGGATCATGTGCTTGCTCCCTTCTGAGCTGCGTCCTGGGCCGCTCTGCGTTGCTTCTCGGCGCGTTCTTTCGCACGGTTGGCCGCTTTGGCTGCCTGCTCGGCCTGCCATTGCGCGTAGACCTGCGGGCTCGGTGAAATTCTGCCCGTGGTGCGTCCCGTGTAGATGCGCTCCGTCTGCTCCTCCAGGCCCATCGCCTTCGAGAAGCTGCGGTACTGCTCCAGCTGGGCCTGGTACTTGCACCGGGCGATGGTGATGTCTTCCTTGTCAGCCCCTCCAGCACGAAGGAGCTGCACCTGCTCACGCCGGGCCCGCATAGCTGTTTCCATCTGCCTCTGCTTCTGAGTGGCCTCGTAGGTGGTGTACTCCTTGCCACGGAAGCGGCGCGGAGTGTTTTCCCTGGCGTTCTGCTCCTCCAGCCATTCGTCGGTGTAGAGCCGCTCGCTCACTCCGGGGATGAAGGGATAGTAGGTGTGGCGGCAGTTCCAGCCCAGCAGGCCCGGGCCGGTGCCCAGGCCGCACTTGGTTGTCAGCTGCTCCTTGGTGTAGACCTTGCCCTGCCATGCAGCGTGATCCGGACGAGCTCCGGCGTGCCATGTGACCTCGAAGTAGTCGGTCCCCAGCCGCTGGGCGTTCAGATCCGTGACGTGACCGGTGAGCTGGCCGAAGCCAGTGAGCAGAGCACGGCGGGCGGCCACGTCCACGCGATTGTGCCAGCCGCTGGCGTAGTCCACGCCGTAGTCGCTGCCGCCATCGCTGAAGGGGTGGTCGGTCCGGAGCCCGGAGGCTGTCATCTGGCTGACCATGCGGCGGACCAGCGTGTTGTAGTCGTAGGCGCCGTTGGCCATGCCGGTGATGGCGTCGTCCAGGTAGCCATTGTAGACGTCAGCCAGGGGCGTGAAGACTTTCCCGCCGTGGCCGTTGTCCAGCATGAAGCCGGTGCTCCTGGTGATGTTGTAGAGCTCCTCGCTGGACTGATGCACCAGGGCGTCGGTCAGCTGCTGGAGCTCGGGGTTTTGCTCGTAGGGGATGAACTCCTTGCCGATCTGCTCGTAGAGGCTACGGTCGCGGGTATATTCCCGCTCGATGACCTCAGCGTAGAGCCGGCGGACTTCCTCCTCGTTTCCGTCCACGGCCTTCCGAATCAGGTCCTCAATGTCCTGGGTGCTGTTGCCCAGGATGATGAGGCGCTGGATCTGCCAGTCGGCCGAGTCGGTTATTGTGCCGGCCTTCCGGATCCGGCGGATGATGTCGTCCATGATCGCCATCTCCAGGTCCCGGAAGCGCTTCTCGACGCCGGCAGCCAGTAGGTCGTGGTAGCTCTGATCCATTACATCAGAACGCCGGCGGACTGGTCAGGCAGCTTACTGGCTGCGACTTCCTCCGTCTCGCCGTACCATTTCGCGCGGTACTCCGGCAGGCCCATGGCGCCCATGGCGACGTCCTTGCGGTCCTCGGCTCTTTCCGTCTGCTTGTCTTCGATGATGGAGTCGTCGAAGTCGATCACGATGTCGGTGTTCTCCGCCAGGCCGGACACGTTGGCAGTCTTACCCAGGCGGATGATCGTGCGGATCAGGTCGGTGAGAACGTCCTGAAGGATGATCTCATGCTTGCGGATCGTGCGGTACATATCGGAGTTTTCGCTGATGACCTGGGTGGCCGTCGCGACCGTGCCACGCTCGAAGCGGTAGTATTGGGTGCCGAAGCCGCACTTGAAGGAGAGCAGATTCAGATCGTTGTTGATGGCCTGCTCGTGCTGCTCGGTCCTCAGCTCCATGTTGACCTCGTGCAGCGCCTCCTTGGTGTTCTTGAAGTAGTCCTCCGGCAGCGTATAGAAGACGCTGTCGTCGGGATCGAATACCTGGGAGCCGCTGGCGTCGGTCAGCATCTCAGGCGCCACGAAGATGCGCTTACGACCGAGGGCGAACTCGTTGGCGTAGCTGTCGTACTCCAGGTCGATCTTGGCCAGGACGTCGATGCTGTTGGCGAAAAGTGCCACGCCCATCGGGTTGGTGTCGTCCTCATCCACATTGTTCGCGATGTTCAGCTTGTCGATGATGAACTGGGGCTGATTGGAGCCGGTCTCGACTCTGGCAGCCAGGCCTTCGAAGTACGGGATCGCGTTCCACTCGGCAGGCGTTAGATCTCGACCAGCGCCGGAGGAACACTCCACGACGCTGTTCTCGATGACGTACTGATAGCCGAGATCGTTGCCATCCTTGTCCTGCCAGGGCTCCAGCTTATGGTGTTGGAGCTGGACGTACTTCTTGCGCTTGTAAGTCTTCGGAAATGCGAAAATGACCTCGGTGATCCTGGAGTTCTCCCAGGCTGTGGGGTAGATGTTCTTGGCCACCACATAGTCCAGCTTGATGTCAGCACTCAGGACGCTGCCGTCTTCGGCCACTTCCATGTTGGTCAGATACGGGACATAGGCCACGGTTCCGCAAGCAGCCTTGCGCTCCTGGTACTCGTTGCCCTGCACGGTGAAGTTCGCGGCATCGAGAACGCTGCGGACGAACTTGGCCGTGGTCTCGTCCTTGATGGTGATGGTGACGCGCTCGTTCAGCAGCAGGTCGCTGATGTCCTCGCAGATCTTCTTCGCCATGCCCAGGCTCTTGCGATGGCAGCGCTCATACTGCCCGGTGCCATGGTAGACACGGTACTGGTGGAAGCGCTTGACGTTCGCCCTGTACCAGCTGTCCCACATGGCGATCTTGCTGTAGAAGGAGCTGTCGATGGTGTCGATGCCCTTCTTTTTGAAATACTCGAAAATGTTCATTTTATGGCTCCTTCCGGCTCCTCCTCTTTATCCCTAACGGGCAGGTAGTTCTTGATTTTCGACCACATTCCCATGACCAGGTAGCGGATGGCGTCCATGCCATGGTCGTCCTGCTTCACGGGCTCCTCGCGGCCCCTCTCGATGCTTTTCTTGTCGTACTCATAGAGACCGAACTCCCGGACGGCGTTCTCCTGGTCTGGCGACACGGTCATCATCTTGAAGGTCAGGAGCTTCTGCACTCGGGAGATTCCCAGCGCCACGTCGTTCTCGGCGTCGCGGATCAGCACGTTGTAACCGATGCCCCTGGTGGCCCGCTTGATCTCCTCCATCAGGCCACGGGCCGAGGGGTCGATGAAGGTATAAAAATAGCTGCATGAGTAGGTTTCATGCAGCAGGCTCAAAAACTTGACGAAGTCCCCGGCGTACTCGCTGGGGCTTTTCTGCGTTCCGGTCTCCCGGCCGCTGTGGTAGTATTCCGCCAGGCCGTCCAGCTTGTGCTCGTACTCATTCAGGCCGGCCGCCTGGTATGTTGTGGCGTTCTGCTGGCCATAGTCCACGCCGATGCCGATGATCCGGTAGTGGTCGCGGCTCGGGCGCTGGATGGCAGCATCGCCGAACATATAGTAAATAAGCTCGTCCACGCCGATGCTGAGACCGAGCCAGAGCCATCTCCACTGGCGCTCATCCACTTCGTGGAGGATCTCAGCCGCCTCGATCAGCTTGGCGCCCAGCCACTCAGGAGGCACGTCCCGGTAGTCCACATGGACGTGGATGCAGTCCGGGCGCTTCTCCATCTTCCGGCACCAGACCACCACAGGGGCGTTGGGGTTCTTCGGCGGGTTGTAGAGGTAGAGCATCTGGAAGCCTTCGGCGTTGCCTCTGATGAAGGTCGCCTCGATGTTCTGGAGCTCGTCCTCGCCTTCGCCGTCTGTGAAGAACTCGCTGACCTCATCCAGCAGCACGATCTTGATGGGCTTGCTCTCGTCGATGATGCCCTTGGTGTCGTCAATGCTGTCGGATCCGGTGAAGTAGATGGTGTTGCCGTTTGGCTTGTATGTGATTTCCATGGGGCTGACCGTGATCTTGAACAGGCTCTCCGGCAGCCCCAGGCGCTTGATGGCTCGCTTGATTTCTTTGTAGACCGTTTTCCGGAGCTTGTTATGGCGCTTCCGGATGACCACGGCGGAGCAGTCTTCCTCGCTGACGATCTTATACACGACCTCGATGGCAGCCTCTGAGGACTTGGTGCCGGCTCGCCCAGAGGTCAGGATCTTGTGCGTGTGCTCTCGATCATTGAAGGCCGGCCAGAACTTCGGGATGATCAGGTCACTGATGCGGGTCGTGCGTGTCATTGATGATCACCACCTTCCCGGCGTCATCGGAGCCGTCGTTCAGCTTAGCCTTCAGCAGATGAAGGCGAGCTTTCTGCTCCTCTGTGGCTGCGTCCCAGTCCTTGTGCAGCATCTCGTCGTATTGCTTAATCAGACCACGGAGCTCACTCTGAGCGCGTGCCTGTGCTTTCATAAAGTTGGCCTGCTTGTCCCAGGCCTGCTGGACTTCCCATTTCTCGCCCCATGACTCGGCGCCGCTGCGGTCCTCGATCTTCTCGATGGTCTTGTCTTCAGCGTCTTTGACGTAGGCGATCTTCTGAGCCCGGATGATGGCAGCGTAGGCCAGCTGGATCTGGGTCCAGAGAAGATCCAGAGGGGAGGAGCCCGCTGTCAAGTGCAGCAGTTCCAGTGTCTCCTCTGGGAGATACTTGGACAGGAAGCCGAACTTCTCGGCGTTCTTGTTACCGGGTGGCCCGGTGGCGTTCTTGTTACCAGGCTGCCCTCCTCGTTTGCGAGCGTTCGGTTTTTTAGGTTGCGAGCGCTCGGTTTCTTCGGGGGCGTCCCATTTGTAGGTGCATTTCCATCGGCGGACAGTCCCCTCCGGGATGTCCAGCTTCCGGGAGATTTCTATGAGTTTAAGGCCCTGCCGATACAATGCAAGGGCCTCGTCCACTTTCGAGTTCCTTGCTTTTGGCATGGTCTCGCCGCCTCCTATTCGTCGTTTCGATAAGCGGAAAAGAGCAGGCCCTTTCGGTCCTGCTCTCATTCGTCCACTTTACCAGTATAACACGTTCTGATTTGCAATGTTCGCCGACTTTCTAAAAGTCGTTCAAAAGCTCGTCCTCGGCCTCCTGGATGCGCTTGGTGGCTGTGTCGAAGTATTGGTCGGACAGTTCCATCCCGATGAAGCTCCGGCCGGTTTTAACAGCTGCCACGCCGGTGCTACCGGATCCCATGAAGGCGTCTAAAACAATGCCGCCCGGGGGACAGATGGCCAAAAGGCTCTCCAGCAGCTCCGTGGGTTTCTCAGTCTGATGGAAGCGCTGCTTAGGCGCCACTATGGGGACATGGTAGACGCCCGGCAGGGCCTTAGTGCCTTTAGCAGCCTTCCAGTCAATAGGCAGATCGCCGTTGGAGCACCAGACCACGAACTCGCAGTCGTTCCGGAAGCGTCCCGGGTGGTTTCTGCTGATGCCCTTGTCCCATACGACGACGCCCCTCCACACCCAGCCGGCCATCTGCACAGCGTCCGTCATCGCGGGGAGGTTTCGCCAGTCCACGAACATCTCCAGGATCCCCCCCCTCCCTGGTCTTTTGCCTCAGCTCGCTGCACACCCATCGCATGAAGGCCGTGAAGCTCCGCTGGTCCATGTTATCGCCGGAGAAGGCTGGGAGCCTGGCGGCCCCGTTGAAGTCGTTGTCGGTATACTTGGCCGTCGTGCTGGCCTTGCGGTCGCCGGCATGGGTCCCGCCGGAGGAGTAGGGAGGATCGCAGAGAATCAGGTCCACGCTGCCAGGCTCCACCTCTTTCAGCATTGCCAGACAGTCGCCATGCAGGAGTCGTATCATCCTAAAACCTCCCCCAGATGGGTGACGCCCATCTTCCTGAAATGATACGCCCTGCGGACACTGTAGCTGATGGCGTCAGCCACCTCGGTCATCGGCGCCCGTGCTATGTAGAACTCGGTCAGCACGGTTCTCTCGTAGTCGTCCTCCAGCGTCTCAATGGCGTCGCTGATCTCGATGACCAGGGAGGCCTTCTCACGCCGGAGCTGCTCGATCTCTCGGTCCAGCTCGTCCACTCTGACGATGACGTCGGCCATCTTATCGGTCGGAGTGCTCTGGACCCTGTCGCGGTCATAGCGGATGGCGCCAGGCAGCAGGCAGGCCCTCAGCTCGTCCCGCTGGGTCTCTTTCCGTCTGATGATGATCTCCTTGCGGCGGATCTGCATCAGGAAGTCATAGGTCTCGTCTAAAGTCATGACAGCGTCACCTCCTTCGTGAGAAGCTGCTCCAGGCTGACGATGATCTTGTCGGTGCCCAGGGCGAAGCCCAGCTCGCGACTGGCGCCGATGGATCGCTCCCAGCCGGGAAGCTGCACCAGGTAGTCAGCAGTGGATAGGAGCTCCAGGTCGATCCGCATGATTTCCTCGTAGCTCATGCACTCGACGGGAATGGCGTCATCAATCGCCGCAGGGTTAATGACATTGTAGCCCATCTCCTTCAGCGCGGCGGCAGCCTTCGCAAACTGACGCCGGTAGTCTTTATGGCCCGTAATAGGACCGCTTAAATATCCAATCATCTGAAAACCCTCCCTGTCTTTTTGTGTTTTATCGTGATGCGGCCGACTATTTCAAAGCCAGCCATGTCAGCCAAAAGGCGGAAGGTGTGGATCAGGTCCTTGTTCTTTCGCTCGGCCTCGTTTTCTTCCTGTATGACTTTTTTGGTGCCGAGATAGGCTGTCACATCGAGATAGCCCTCCGCGTTTCTCCTCGGGTCGCTCATTTATTTCTCCTTTCTTTCAGTGCTGCCATCAAGGCCGCCTGGCTGGTGTCCTTTGCCTCCAGGGCATCCATGACCTGCTCGTCCACGGTGCCCTCTGCGATCAGGTGGTGGATGATCACCGGCTTCTCCTGGCCCTGCCGATAGAGGCGGGCGTTGGCCTGCTGGTAGAGTTCCAGGCTCCAGGTGAGGCCGTACCACACGATCACATGGCCGCCCTCCTGGAGATTGAGGCCGTAGCCCACACTGGCCGGATGCGCCAGGAGCACCTGGACCTCGCCAGCGTTCCACTCTGCGATGTCCTCCGGGCCGTCCAAAGTCCGGGCCTCGGGGATCGCTGCCTGGATAGCGTCCAGGTCGTGCTTGTAGCTGTAAAATACCAAAACAGGGCTGTCGGTGGTGTCGATAATCTCCAGCAGCGCCTCCAGCTTTGCATCATGCAGCCGGACGACATTGCCCTCGTGGGAGTAGACGCTGCCGTTGGCAATCTGTAGGAGCTTGGTCATCACGGCGGCCGCGTTCAGGGCGACCACGTCCTCGTCGTCGATGTGAAGCAGCTGCTCGGCCTCCATGGTCTTGTACTGCTTCATCTCCTGGGGGCTCAGCTTGACCGGGATCCGGTTGTCGATCCGCTTCGGCAGCTTCAGGTAGTCGGCCGCGCTCATGCTGATGCAGATGTCGCTGATGGCGGCTTCGATCTTCTCCCTGGCTCCCCGAAGGGGCTCCCACTTGAAGACGATGTAACCGTTCCGGGCTCCCGGCCGGAAGTATTTCTCGCGGTAGGCGCCCAGCGTCTGGCCCAGGCGTTCGCCACGGTCCAGCAGGTAGATCTCAGCCCAGAGGTCCATGAGACCGTTGGCCGAAGGAGTGCCGGTCAGACCGACGACCCTGCTCACCTTCGGCATGACCTTCCGGAGAGCCCGGAAGCGTTTGGCCTGGGGGTTTTTGAAGCTGGAGAGCTCGTCGATCACAATCATGTCGAAGGGCCAGCCGGTCTTCAGCTTCTGGTAGAGATCCACCAGCCAGACCACATTGTCGCGGCCGATGACGTAGATGTCGGCGTCCGTGACCAGCGCCCGGCGCCGCTGCTCTGGTGATCCCAGCACCTTGCTGACGCGAAGGTGGCGGAGGTGGTCCCACTTGGCGTGCTCTCGTGTCCAGGTGTCCTCGGCCACTCGCTTCGGCGCGATGACCAGGACGCGATCCACCTCGAACATCTCGTTGATCAGGATGTCGATGGCGGTCATGGTGATGACGGTCTTGCCCAGGCCCATCTCCAGCAGCATCCCGGCCTTCGGGTGCTCCAGGATGAAATTGGTGGCCCTGGTTTGATAGTCGTGGGGGATGTACTTCATCAGCTGCCGCCTCCCGCCTCGTATTCTCTCAGGATCTCATCACGGACCTCCTCCGCTATTGTCTGGGGGTCGATGTAGGGCTCCAGGCTGTCCTCATACTCCAGCTGCTCCCGGTCAAGTCCTCTGGCCACACACCAGTCAATGGCCTCCTGCTTGCCGGTGATCAGTGCCACATTGCAGCCCTTCTTCCGCAGCTGCTCCATCTGCCACTTCTGGATGCCCGTGGGTTTTTCGCCCTCGCGCTTCAGCTCTACAAACCATACCCGGCCACCCGGTAAAACAGCGATCCGGTCAGGCACGCCGTCGTTCCCGGGGCTTGTGAACTTCATAAACTTGCCGCCCATTTTCTCAACCCGCCTCCGCAGGCCGCTTTCAATATCTCGTTCTCGTTTTTCCATGAGGGTCCTCCTATTGGAACGAGGCCCCGAATTTTTCCTATAATGCGCGTGTGTGTCCTCGCGGGGGCCTGTTTTCATGTGTGTAGGGGTTATTTTTAATAATCTATATAAAAAGCTCGTTACCTCGTTACCCTTTGCCCGTTCTCCCTTGCGGTTGCTGGGTTTTAGGTGGTAACGATTGAGGGAACAGACGGCGGAACAACGTCCGCCCGTTACCCTCTGCCCGTCGTCGGTGGTGGTAACGAGGAACAACAGCCGCCAGGGGCCTTCGTTACTCGTTACCACTCCGGACGAACACGCGCTGCTTGCCGTATGCTTTGCTTCGCATGGTGGCATTTGCGGGTCTTTCCCAGCCCGGGATCCTCGCCATGATGGCCACGATCTCGTCGCCGTCCTTGCGGGTCCAGTAGTGCTTGGCCCTTCCGAAGCACTCGCAGAAGATCTCCATCACGCTGACCTTGGTCCTCTGCACGGTGCCTGTCTGCTTTGTGGCGTCCAGGACGTCACGCTGCTGGAAGTAGTCCACGCGCTGCATCAGATCCCAGTCCTCCCAGTCTGCCGGCAGCAGGGTCTCCAGGTAGTCGATGACGTCGCCCTCGCGCTCGTCGTACATGAGCGCTGCCTGCTGGGCCTTGGTCGCTTCCAGCTCCATCGCGGCGTCCAGATAAGAGGTCTCGCCCTCGGCCACGTAGACCATGGCCTCAGCCCAGATCTGGGCGCGGGTCTCCTCGGTCATCTCCCAGACGCTGAGGGGGCCGCCTCCGTTGACGGTGACGGGCCAGAAGCGCCGGTTGCCGGTGGTGTCTCTCAGGAAGCCGCCGGTGCTGTTGGTGGTGCCGCAGATGATGGCCGTCCTCGGGTGGCGCTCCACGACGCGGCCATAAGCTGCGCGGTACTCGTCCACCTGGCGGCTGATGAAGCCCTTCATCACATCGACGTCGGCCTTGCGGGTGCCCTGCATCTCGCCGATTTCCATGATCCAGACGCCCTGGAGCTTCTCGGCTGCGGTCTTGTCCCTGGTGTCGGCCAGGCTGAGGGAGTCGCTGAACCATTTCCCGCCCAGCTTCCGGAGCAGGGTGCTCTTGCCGATGCCGGGCTTGCCGTCCAGGACGAGGACGGTGTCGAACTTGCAGCCAGGCTGCAGCACGCGCTGGACGGCTCCGATCAGAGTCTTGCGGGTGACGGCCCGGGTGTAGGCTGAGTCCTTGGCGCCCAGGTAATCGACCAGCAGCGTGTCCACTCTCGGCACGTTGTCCCACTCGGGGAGCTGCTGGAGGTATTCCCGCAGAGGGTTGAAGCGTCGCTTGTCTGCGACCGTGGAGAGCGCCTTGCTGAAGCGGCTCTCCGGGAACTGGACGCCGTAGGTGTCCGCCACCCAGGTGTAGAGATGGGCGTCGTCCACGTCTCTCCAGTATTTGTTGGGGCGCGGCCAGGGCAGTTTACCCTTGACCTCGATGCCGTTGCTCAGCTCGTTGTAGCGGATCCCTTGAAGGGCAGGCTCGTTCTCCAGGATCAGCACGGCGTTGGTGATCAGCGGCTTGACGTCGCCATTCTCGCCTCGGACCAGTTTCGTCTTCCAGCTGTCGTCGATGTCATCCGGGAGCGGCACGCCCTCGAAGTCCAGCACCTGCTGGCTCTTTCGGTCGTTCGCGAGCGTCAGGCTGACGCCCGGGTCTTCGTTCGCGAACGCATACATGGCCTTCTGGCTTGGGAGCTGATTGACTGCTTTGTCTTCCTTGCCTTCGTCCAGGTGGCCGAACTTGTGGATGCGGACCAGGTCGAAGGCGTTGCAGAGGCGGCCCCCGGCCGGGTCAGTGCTGTGGTTGGAGTAGGCGAACACGTCGCCGTCATAGATCACGAGGCCGGCAGCAGTTGAGCCGGCTGCGTAGGTGTAGCGGTCCTCTTTGGCCGTCGGAGTGTAGACGTCCGGCAGGAACTTGGCGATGGCCTCGGTGATGCTGTAGGTGCGGCAGAAGGCGCCCAGGGGGCCCTTCTTCTCCAGCGGATCGCCCTGCCTGTCGGCGTCCCTCTTTCTGATGCCCACCATACGGGACGACTCCGGCCAGTAGCTGGTATCGGTCCAGTCCGGGTACTCTGCCAGGATGGAGTCAGCCGCCAGGAAGGGGGCGTCGTAGTATTGGAAGAAGGGCTCGACGTCCACGCTATGGCTCGGCCAGTACATCAGACGGGTCGGCTGGAAGGTAGAGTCGTCGAAGTAGTCGATGCCGATCTTCTCGGCGATCTTGCGGGCGATGGCCTCGTACTCGTCCGGCGTGACCTCTCTGTCAAGAGGCATGATCAGACGGTAGCGGGGCTTCGCCTTGGTGTGCTTATGTGTGGAGTAGACCGCCAGGGCGTTGTCGATCTCCAGGTTGTCGATGATATTGTCCCAGAACTCGGCCGGAGGGAAGTCCAGGTCGAGGGTGAGCAGCTGGCGGGCCGTGACGTAGCCGGTCTTGCGGCGGCCATCCCTCAGATGACCGCCGACGAAGCCGCCGATGTCCTTGATCTTGTCCTGCTGCTCCTTGCTCATTTTCATGTACTCGGCGTGGGTCTCTGTGGTCTCCATGGAGCGGGAGAGCTTATTCAGGAGAGCCGCCCAACTCATGGTCTTATTCTTCCAGGAGGTCTCGAAGCGGCTGCGGCCGGTCGAGATCAGGAGGTCGCCGTTGTACTTGACCATGAACAGGGGCAGGGTGAGTTTTTCCGCTGTGTTGGTCATGGTCTCAGCACCTCCGCGTTCTGTCTTAATTTTTCAGCCGTGGCCTCAGCGGCCTCGAACTCGCGCTTTTTCTTCCGGAAGGCTGAGAGGGCTCCGGAGCGCTCGACGGTCAGCTTCTTCAGCTGTTCCCGTTCCTCGTGCAGCCGTTCAGGGTATCCCAGCTGGCGGGCCCTCTTTGGCTGCTCTTTGATGCAGGCCCGGAGGGTGGTGATCCGGCGCTTGGCCGTCTCGATCTGCGGCTCCAGGTCCGCTGCCTTTTGGTGGTGGTTTACTGCCTCGTTGGCGAGGCTCTTGCGGCCGTCCAGGATCTCCTGGGCTCGGCTCTCGCAGGCCCCGGCCAGCTGCATCCGGATGACGTCCTGATGCTCAAAGTCCAGGGCGACCACCCGGAGGAGCTTCCGGATCCTGGCTGTGCTTGTTGGGAAAAAGGCGTCCGGGTTGATGGTCATGTAGCCGGTCTCCCAGCGTATAGTGATAGGCTCCATCGCTGTCCTCCTTGCTTGTAGATGGTTTATGTCGGGGGCACGAGGCCCCCGGGATTTACGATAATTTGATCAGGAAAGCCGGGCGGACGCCGAGGGAGCTCGAGGCGCCCCAGGCGGCGGCATCACCGTGGCGGTGGACAAGGCAGAAATTCGTCGCCGACCGGACGTACTTGTTCTGGAGCCATCCCCACTCGTAGCTTTCGCCCTTGCGTTCGGCGACGCGATTGGCGCGTTCCTTCATCAGAGGCCACTGCTCGCAGTCGTCAGGCTCCACGGCGCCGGAGTTGTACCAGTCATCGTGCCCGAGCATCTCGCCGTAGAACGGCAGACGGAGCAGATCGCCGTTGTCGAAGGGCGCCAGCTCCAGACCAGTGAAGTCCTTCAGAATCTTCTCGCTGTTGAGCTCCTCGCGGAGATCGCTCTCCTGGTAGCCGCCCTTGTTGGTGTTCTTCTCGTTCATCTGCATGGCCTTGTCGAGATACTGGTCCAGAAGGAAAAGAGCCAGGCCTTCGCCAGGCAGAGCCTGGCAGGTGGCGGTATAGTGGCCGACCTGGATGCGGTCGCCGATCTGGATCTCGTTGGTTTCGATGGTCATGGTGCGGTTAATTTTCATTTGTGTGTCCTCCTTAGTCTTTCATGTAGAACGGGGTCTCGTAGCCGTCGCCCCGTAGTGGTAAACCGGGCGCCCAGGGGATCGCCTCGCCCATGCAGGCGTTGATCCGCTCCAGCGCGTCGGTGTCTTCGATTGGCACGTCAACGATCATCTCGTCATGGACGTGCATCACGATGTTATAGCCCAGAGCTGCGACCCTCTGCATGGATATGGCCAGGCAGTCTCTGGCGATGGCTTGGGTGATGTTCTCGACCAGCTTGCCGCCGTAGGTCTCAGTCTCTCCCCATTGCTTGGTTTCCTGATTGACTCCCATGTAGACGATGTGCTCGCGGCCGTCCCTCGGGTCCATCTTCAGGTGGGTGTTCCAGTAGCAGAGCTTCCGGCCGCTGGGCAGCTTGATGAACAGGTTGCCGTTGATGTAGCCGAAGGCGATGCCGTTCTTCAGTCGGACGGTGCGGTGTTCTTCGATGACTGTCCTGGCCGCCATCTCGCAGTTGCGCCAGAGCTTCACCACGCTGGGGTTGGCCCCCCGCCACTGGTCCACGACGCTCTGGAGCTCGTCCTCCGGGATGGTGCCGCCCTTGTCCATGCGCTTCATGGCGCCGACGCCGCCTTGGTAGCCGCAGGCCAGAACTGCGACCTTTCCTTTTTGGCGGAGGTGGCTGTTGGCTCCGTGCTTTTCCACGGGCACGTGGTACATCATGGAGGCGGTCTCGCAATAGATGTCCTTGCCCTGCCGGAAAGCCTCCAGGGTCCATTCCTCGCCGGCGATCCACGCCAGCACGCGGGCCTCGATGGCCGAGAAGTCACTCACCACGAACCGGTTGCCCGGTGACGGGATGAACGCCGTCCTCACCAGCTGGGAGAAGATCGGCGCCGGTTCTCCGAAGAGCATCTCCAGCCCCTCGAACT